CCTCTGTTCAGCCATAGACATCGCTTGCTGAGTCGCTGAAGATGGGCCAACTGCTAGAGTACTAGGAGCCTCTGGCATCGCTTGATAGCGTTTTTTTGCCTCATCGAGAGCAAAGGTAATATAAGGCTTAAACTCTGGCCCTATCTCTGTCCGACTTTCTTGTCCACCGCCACCCATATTAGACCTCGCAAATCCATTTTCTAGGACGGAATCCGTAATGACTCGCCCTACGTTGCCAACCCTGACGATGACTGGAAAAGGTTAAGTATTTGACACTAGAATTCTGTGCCATATTCTTAATGAATTGTAAACCTTTTTCAACCACTTGATAATCGTTTTCTACCGTCCAAGCAGCCCAAATATGTAGCTCATGACCTAGCGGCTGCAATACAAAGAACCCTACAAAATGCTTATTTTCTAACGCTATCCACAGCATCGATTTCTGGTTAAACAGATCGACGTAAACATCCTCAACTATCCACGGCTCAGGACTTTTTTCTTTAATCTCATCTAACCCCGGCTTTATCGTAGGCCACCAATTTCGTATCTCCTGCTGCGGTACAAAGTTAAATTCTGTCATCCGACTATGATGTATCCGTAAGTTTTGTCTGCCGTATCGTTTGCCCAATGAGCAACAGTAGCAGACCCTTGTTGCCTATCAGAAACGTATAGGTTCGTCGTTGCAGCCGGAGCTACATAACTTAGCGTAACAATAGCAGAAGGAATCGAAGGTCTGGTAGGACTTGTGCTAGTTGGGTACTGCTCAATAGAAACGCCTATATCTGTTACCCGCCACATAACCTCAACATAATCGCCAGCGTTCATTTCCATAAAAAAATTCATCGCGGCAATTAAGTGACTCGGATCGCCTGTACTCTTTCTTGATGGCATCGAAAATCGGCTATTTGACCCTGCTATATCAGTTCCGTTCTTCCTGAACCATATATCCGTATCCTGAGAATCATTTGTCGTATTCTTTAACTGAATAGAGAACTGAATGTTGTAAATGCCATAATTCCTGACATTAAGACGAGAACTATTAGAAAGATAAACTCCATTGCTATAGTCCGTTGTATCTAATGTAACAGCGTAGGCAGTAGTCGTATCCGCAGCAGTCTGGTCTGTGGTGTCCTGAAACGCCCCGTAAGGAGCCGAATCATTCTCAGAAGCGTTAGATACCGGAATAAAGAAAATCAGGCTGTCATAGCCTATACGCTCATCAAATAGGGTCGTTGTCGTAGCATTGCCAGTCGCTAAAGTCAGTAAGCCGGTGTTATTCGTCTTACCGTCCATAATCCCACGAACAACCTCAGAAGTCTGACGAGGATCAGCACCGAATACAGGTAATGTACGAAACTGTGTCATCTCGCCCCTGACTTCTGAATCTCAACATCTACGCCAACAATCGTATCCCATCCAGTATCACCGGCTGTTGTCTGAACCGAAATCCTGTGGAATCTACCGTTAGACCTTAGTGGGCAACGACCATCGCTGTTAGCAGCAGAATAACTGGTGTACTGCGGAGGAGCAGATAAAGCCTGACGAGTCGCTATAGCCACCGATCCGGTAGAGCCATCAACGTAAGGACGAGCCATAGTGACCATACTAGGGCCAGCATCTATATCACCCGTTGATACGGTAGCAGACATCACAGGGCCATCAAATACGATAATCTTTTGCGCCCTAACACCAGCAAATTCCAGCAATCCACCAGCCCATACCGACGAATCTAGCGGAATATCTAACGTATCTAGGTTGTTATCGTAGTTATCAACCTGCTCTAATGTTGCAGAAGGCGTAAGAATGTACGAGATAGACGTTGCATCCGTAGAGGCATAAGCCCAACGCTTTAACTGGATGTTGTAAATCAACAACAAACTACCGCCTTCCTTGTTTGGAAAGCACCAGACCGCTAAACCCTTAATAGGGTCAATCGTTGCCGACATCGTATTAGCAATATCGGTCAAAACAGCCGTATCAAAGAACCATCTATTAACTTTTTCAAAGCCAATCGGCTGAACATTCTGCCCATCACAGAGATAAAACCCGTCATCAGCTAGGAAATACGTTACACCACCGAACTGAGTGATAGAGCCAGCAGAAATACACCCCAAAGTGCGAGAAATAGCGTCAAACTGGAAGAAAAACGGGCTACCTGAGTACGTCATACGATAAATCGCACGTTCTAGGAACACTAGACCATACTCACCACCCGCTAAACCTGTGATATTCCCACCATCAGGTAGGTATTGAGAGTCAGACTGACTAGAAAAGCTAGGAACCCAATTTAGTTCGTTATTAATGTCTGACCAATAAACCCTAGATTCCTCACCAGCAACATAACCTGCAACTACAAAATCCCGAACTACAGTTACAAACCTAGCCGTAGGTGCATTGCCAGTCGCTGTGATGGTCGTACTAGATACAGTCTGGCTAGAACTGACAGTATAAGTACCAGTTCCACCTACACCTGTACCGTAAGCCGTGATCTTAGTACCGCCTGTAACGCCTGTTCCGCTAATCGTCTGACCTACTACGACACTTCCGTAAGCCATTGAGGAAACAGTCAGCGTAGTACCTGAAATAGACCCTGTGAACTGAGCATCATCTAGCCCATAGAAATACGCACCACCAGATAAATCAAACGATTGCAGCTTGTCTAATCCGTTCGCTACGATCATCTTTGACCCGAACTGAGTCACATCCCACGATGAAACAGTCGTGTAACCCGTAGTCGTTAACGGATCGAGTGTCGTATCGCTAGAGTCAAACTTATAGATTTGAGTCGCACCAGCAGCAAATAGCGAGTTAGTACCAGCGTACTTACCCGCAAACGCTACCAGTAACGATTGACCTGCATTAGATGAGTAATCAGCTACATCACGAATAGGTGCATAACCGTTCATTACCGGATAACAGTTCTTGGCATCCGTTACACCGCCAGCAATTCCCGGCTGGTCTGGTGTCCACTCACCAAAGTTTATTCTTGTCGTAGCCATGTATCACCCACAGGAGAAACTTTGATCCATTCTTCACCGTAAATCATGCCTTTAGCCGTTACCACAGACCGACCAGTAATCGACCCTACAGCAGACGATCTAGTGACACCACCAGTAGCCCTAACGTCGGCTTTGCCTAATATTCCGGCACTTGCCAATACAGCATTATTCGCAATAGCAGTAAATATTGCTCTACCAGTAATAGCCCCTGATGCAAACTTAGCCGATCCACCAACAGCCGTTACCGTTGCAGTACCAGTAATAGCAGCAGTACCAACTCTTATGTAACCACCGTTAGCCGTTACTGTGGCTCTACCTATGATAGAAGCATTGCCTTGTATCGGCCCCTCTAAAGCCGTTACGATAGCCCTACCGAGGATTGCAGCAGATGCACTAGCCTGACGAGTACCAGCAGCCGTTACAACAGCACGACCAGTAACGCTACCAGTCGCAGGAACTAGTGTCGTTATCCTAAATTCGGATAAAGCAGCAGACGATAGTGGAGTAAATCCAAGCATTTATCGCTCCGATGGAACCCAATTTTGTAAAGCCTCATCCCACGAATACATACCTTCAGTCGGCATCGCTACTGGTGCAGCCCATTGGCAAGTTTCCTCTACCAATACCCATGAAGGATACGGCTTCGGAGGAATAAAAGCATCTCGCTGTGCATCATAAGTATAGCCAACGCCAGCATAATTCTTACGCTTATTACCGTTGTAGCTAGTCTGCTTCCAATTACCGCCAAACAAACGCTCACAGAAAGCAGCACCGATATATTCTTTCTCAACGCCATTGGCATCAGAAGTGTCCGAGTTACCAATAACGATAACGCGCAACACTACGTTATTTGCATCCAGTTCAGCAAAGTGCGCCATTACGCCTCCAGTTTCAAACCTGTAAGTTGCATCTCATCCCCAACAATGCCAACCGGGAATGTGTTGAAAGACATACTTATCCTGACATCCTCGCCTTGTACTGTTGGCACGTTATGTTCAAGCGACGAAGGAAACAAGATTAGCCGACCTTTCACCGCCTCAAACCACCACGATTCTGAGTTGTACAAGTTCCATTCTTTGGCTGGAAAGTTAATTTGTTTCCACCCTGAACGGTAGAAAAAAATCTTATCGTCAGGGTTAGTGTTTAGGTAAAACACGCCAGATACAAAGCTATTTGGATGAGCGTGTTTGTGATGCCACTGACCTTGCTCTGAATAGTTAAACCAAGACTGAGTGATTCGCAAATCAACGTCGTGCTTTGGATCGCTAGTAGCCTTAAAGTATTCAGCAACACAGCCCTCTACCCAATCACGCAGAGAAGTCATCACTGGATCGCGCAACACAAAGTTGTTTACGCTAGTCGTGTTGCCTTCATTCGCTCTAGTTTCCTGACCACGAACGAACAACAGTTCCTCATCGGTAAATTCACGATCTAAGTCGAACATACCGATTGGCGTAGGAAACAGGTTGTGCATATTCATACGAGCGCCTTTTCTAGTTCTTCTTCCTCTTGCTTATGCTGCTCTAACTGCTCCGGCAACCAGATAGTCGGTATGCTTTCCTCAAACTCTTTAATCTTCTCCATCACCCAATAGACTTCTTCCATGCTTGGGCAAGGACGAGGATCATCCCAACGGGTAAAGACGTTGTTGCTGATCTCCCACTTGGCACCCGGACGAAGCAGGTGCATAGCTGTGTCGATTCCATAGAGCATATATGGCTTTGTTGTCATGCCGACCTCATGTT